ACGGCTGCATATTGAAGAATGGACCGATAGGGACGACCCTGCATATGGCGGGCGCTGGGCGCGACTCAGTGGCGGCTCGTTGTATGTGCATAGTAGTGGGGTGGTAGCTGAGTAAATGTACGGCAGGTTGCATTTGCCCGGTAAGAATGCAAGATTAAGGCGCGAAAGTTACATTGTGGGCAGAAAGGTAAAACAATGCTTGAGAAACTGAAACAATCGCCATTGCTACGCGCTGCGTGCGGTGGCCCCGTTCGCTACACCGGGCGTATTGACGAAGTGGCGTATTGGCCTCGGAGAATGACCAGTGACGAACGGGCCGTATTGATGTATGAGGGAATGCAGGGAATGCAGGGCACACTTGATCTTGACATACGTCGTTATCGAGACGCGTACCTGGAAGCTGCGCCGCGCCTGAGGGCAGCAGCGTGTCGCCAGAAAATAGCGCAGCTTGACGCAATCCAGGAGCGCCAGCGGTCGTGGCTGGCGAAATACGGATGGCAGCAGTAGAAATGACGACACAGACTAACGTCACCATCGAATATCGCGCCCGGCGATTATGGGTGTTTCGCGTCGCCATCTGGCTTGCTCACTACTTGCCGTCGCGTGCCGGCTTCGCGCTGGCGCGTATCGTGGCATGTCTGGTGGTAGTGGTAGGGCTTCGTATGGGGTCGCGTGATGTGTGGCGACCAGTGCCAGTAGATGAGCATATCGAGTATGGGGTGCTTGCAAGTGCATGAGCGTTTGTGCTATGCTTGTTGTAGTTCTATTTGTCGCTTGCCTGTGGCGGCACTGAAAAACCACCACAAGCAAGCTTTGTAACTCGGTGAATGGAGCACCAAGTCATGTCTAGTGTAACACAAGAAACTGAGAAAAAACTATGTCTTCGCTGTGAAAAAGAAGGCCGCGACCCGATGCGGCCTGTATCGGAGTTCGGGCCGAATAAGTCAAAGCGCGATGGCTTGCAGCGGTATTGCCGCCCGTGCCAGCGTTCCTATGAACGGGAATTCAAGGCGAAACGCGCTGCCCAGAAAGCGCAGCAGCAGCAGCCGGATAATGCGCCACAACAAGAGCAGGAATATCATACTGAAACCGTTTACCCACTCGCACAACGCACCGTCAACTTCTATGGTGATGAGTTGACAGCGGTGCAGGTAGGCGAGCAGGTGTACAGCCCGGTCAAGTATATGTGTGAGTGTCTTGGGGTTGCCTGGAATGCACAGTATGAACGCATAGAACGAGATGTGGTGCTTTCCTCAGTTGTTCGTGTTATACGAATAACTGCGAAAGACGGCAAAAACTACGAGTCTATCTGTCTGCCAGCAGAATATATCAATGGCTGGCTCTTTGGCATTGATGAGAACCGCGTTAAGCCTGAACTGCGAGAGAAGTTGATTGCCTATAAGCGAGAGTGCTACCGCGTGTTGGCACGCGCCTTCAGTGGGCAATCTGAAGAGCGCTCGATTGAGGTGCAGCGGGAATTGTTCGCCCGCCTTGATGAAATCAAAACGCTGGTGCAAAACATCCATCCTGCACAGCAACCTGCACAGATGTTGCCAGAGCCTACACCGCAGCCGTTCACGCCTGAAGCCGGGTTTGTGTATGTGACGTGCGACCGTGAGCGTGGTCTTATGGCGATAGGCCAGTCTTACCGCCATCCATCCGACCGGATGAAAGATAAAGACTACAACGGCGCAAAGTCGTTCCAGGTCACCCCGTCTTGGAATGAAGAACCGCTCTACATTACCACCGATGACCGGGTGCGTGCTGAGAAGATGTTTCACGAATACATAAAGCGAGCGCGTATTCGCCCTGTTGGTAATGCTCGCGGTACATTTGAATTTGACTATAAGTTTATTGAATGGTTTCAAGAGTTGCATAACCAACACTTTCCTTGCGACGCGTTGCACTACCGTCTTGGGATGGGGATAATGAGATTTGGTTATGGATGGTGAGCAGGTGTGGCACGCAAACTGTGGGAACAACTTGACAATGAGAGCAACGCGGCCTATGCGCGGTTTTTGGCGTACCGCAACCTGGGGCCGACACGGACGATTGACAAGGCATACCAGGCCGCTACTAGAGAAAATAAAAGAAAATCAAATACCGCTACCAGTCAGTGGTACAACGATAGCATGTCGCATCACTGGAATGATCGCGCAACCGCGTGGGATATTGACAACTTGCTTAGGCAGGGAGAGCGGGCAGCAACTCTGTATATGGGCATCGTTGAAAAGTATGTCGAACGTCTGTACACATTCCTGGATGAACAAAGCGTAAACCCTGATGACTTTGATAGCGTTACCAAATCAATCGAACTCCTCCACAAGCTCCTGCCGGGGGAAACCATTGCTGCCATTATTGCCGCTAACGAACAGCACCGCACCACAGGCCACGAGTGAGCAGGTGCCCGTGTACATCCCACGCGGCCCTGCTGCGGAACTACAGGCCAATCATGCTACAGAGATTGTCATAAGCGGCCCCGCTGGCACGGGCAAGAGTCGGGCCTGCCTGGAAAAGATGCACGTGTATGCACAACAGCACCCTCGCTTCCGTGGCCTGATCGTGCGCAAAACACGCGAAAGCTTGAGCGAAACCGGACTGTTTACGTATGAACAATATGTCCTTGGACGCGATCACCCGATGATTATAGATGGTAAACCCAAGCGCCGTATTCGGCAGGTCTATCAATACCCCAACGGGGCGGAGATTGTCATTGGCGGAATGGATAAGCCATCAAAAATTATGTCTACTGAGTATGATATAATATTTGTCCAGGAAGCCACCGAGGTGGAAGAGCAGGATTGGCAGGCACTCCTCACGCGTCTTCGCAATCATGCACTACCATTTCAGCAGATGATGGCAGACTGCAACCCATCAGCACCAACCCACTGGTTATACCAGCGATGTATGAGCGGGCGCGCCACGCTCCTGAATAGTCGCCACGAGGACAACCCGCGCCTCTACCAGGATGGTAAGTGGACAGAAGAAGGGAAAGAGTACCTTGCCATTCTGGATAGTCTGAACGGAGCGGAATACCACCGGTTGCGGCTTGGCCAATGGGTGCAATCCAGCGGGCTGGTGTACGATGTGTGGAGTGATGAGAATGTTAGTGAGGATGCTGAGTATCAGCCAGGTGCAGGCGACGTGTACTGGGGGGTTGACGATGGCTATAGTGGTCAAATCGACCCGCGCACCGGGCTCTACACGGCAGACAGTCACCCCCGCGCATTTGTTCTTGCGCAGTTGCGAAGTAATGGGCGGCTCTGTGTGTTTGCTGAGCACCTGACCGTCAAAACACTCAGCGACAGTCATTTACAGCAGGTGATGGCGTTAGGGTATCCTATGCCAGCGTATGCCGCCGTCGATAGTAGTGCAAGCGAACTGAAGCGCCGCATCCTTGACACTGGCACGCCAGTCAAGAGCAAGCCGGTGAATGTTGAGGAAAGTATCAAAGAGACGCGCCGCTGGCTTGCACCTGACACGAACAACTGGCGGCGCATTCTGGTGCATCCGCGCTGCAAGCACCTGCGCAATGAAATGATAAGCTATGTACGGAACCCGGCGACTGGCACGCCATACAAGCAGCACGATCACTGTCTGGACGCCTTGCGGTATCTCACGCATGCATTGCGATACGAGGTGTGATGGCTACTGAAACCGAAATCAGAAAACGTAGTGTCACGAGGGACGATGCCGACTATGGTGGCGTGTACCATTTTCATCTGCCGTTTGGAAGCTATGCTGATAGTGTCAGCCTGCCACCCGATCCGCCTGCGTACTGGAGCCGTAGCAGAGATGCACGATTGCGAACCACGGTGCATCACGGCACAACCTGGCCGAATGCCGTGAGCATTGCCATCAGCAAAATGGCGTCTCTTGCGTGGGAGGTGTCGGGGCCGGTGCCGTTGCGGGTGCGGCGGGCACAAGACCTACTTCATACCATTGGCGCGGGCAATGGATGGGTGTCGTTTCTCTCGAAACATTTGCGCGATTTCTTGACGTGCGACAATGGCGCATTTGTGGAGGTGGTGCGTGCAAGCTCGGTGCGAGGAAGCCGTATCATCGGATTGATGCATCTGGACAGCCTGCGCTGCGAGCGAACAGGAGACAGCCGTGCCCCGGTCATTTACACTGACAAAAGAGGTAAACGGCACGAACTGCGAGATTACCAGGTCATCAATATCACCGACATGCCCAACCCAGGTGACGATTACCTGGGTGTCGGGCTGTGCGCTGCAAGCCGCGCTTATGAAGCCATTGTGAAGGCAGCAGCCATTGATCGGTATTTTGTTGAGAAGATCACCGGCAACCGCCCGACCGCGCTCCATTTCGTGCAGGGCGTCAGCCGTAAACAACTCGAAGACGCGTTTCGTACCAGCGATCAGCAGAGTGCGAGCCAGGGCTATGTCGTGTACAAAGGAGCGGTCATGATCCCGGTCCTCGGAGACACGCCCGCGCAACTTATGACCGTACCCATTGCAGAAGTACCAGACGGGTTTGACGCGGAACAGGAGCGCCAGGACGCCGCGCGCCATATGGCTGGTGCCATCGGCATTGACCCGCAAGACCTTGATCCCAACCTGCTGGCATCGCGTGCATTGGGGACTGGTGCCCAATCGCTGGTCATTGCCGCAAAAGAGAAAGGCCGGGGACTGGCTGCATGGCGGCAGGCATGGACGCATATGCTGAATGAGCATGTACTGCCTGCCAGTGTGACATTCGAGTTTGTGGAAAGTGATGCGCGTGATGAAGATTTGCGCGCAGACGTTACCAAAAAACGCGGCGGATACGTCGTGGACCTCGTGAAAAACGGCGTGGTCAGCCCACAGGAAGCCGTGCAATACCTTGTGGACTGGGACGAACTGCCGAAAGAGTTCCTTCCTAGCGATGAAACCCCGGACACGAGCCTGGGGGATGATGAGAAGCCAGACCAACCACAACCGGACACCGCACCGCCGGACGTAACCGAAAAACAGGCGCGCAACGCGGCAACGGTTATTGATGAACAACTCCCAGCCGCGCGCTCTCTCTTTCTGGAGGTGACTTCGTCATAAACCGCACTGACTAAAGTCAGGCGGCTTGTCCCTGGCGCGGCGGCAGAGCCGCCTCCGAGACAATAGGCGGTATGACTGCCGCCCTGGAAATGTTTATCGCCGCATTGGTATCAGCAGAGGCCGTATGACCGCACGACACACAACAGAAATGGGCTTGCGTGGGACGATTGGCGCGTTCGGTGTGCCCACACACGCTGCATCGCTGACTGGTGTAGGCCGCGTCAACGATACAGACAGGCACCCCTGCCAACCGAGCCTTGTAGCTGATGAACTGGCGCAGTTGGGCAAAGGCCCAGTTGCTGTGTCGCGCTCGTTGCGTTTTGCGCAGCCGTGTCCGCTCGCGGATGTCGGTCAGGTCTTCCAACGCGATGCCGCGATTCGTGTCTTTCGCTTTCGCTACGAGCGCTTTGCTGATCCGATGGTTGGTATCTTTCTGAAATCGTGCCTGACGTTTGCGCAGCTTCTTCAGGTGGCGTTTTGCCGATTTGGAGCCACGCCGTTGAAGACGCTGGCGCAAGCCGTCGTATCGCTGGCGGGTCTGCTCAACCTGCTCGCCCGAATGGTGCTCCCCGTCCGAGTCCGAGGCGATATTGCTGATGCCCAGATCAACACCCAGGATGCCCTCAACCTCATCAGGCGTGGGCTCTTCGATGTCGCAGACAGCCAGCAGGTAAAACACGTCATTGACCAGCACCAGGTCGCTCTCGCCCTGGCGAAACTGGAGCAGTTCGCGCTGGCGCTCACCGCAGACAAACGGGATGCGCTGCCGTCCCTCCAGCGTCCAGATATTGACCGTGCCCTTGTCCGGCTGGTAGGACAGAATGCGGTCATCGTAGGCGATAGACCCGTGTGGCTTGAAGGTGCGCTGCGTCTGCTTGTCCAGCTTGTAGGCATCGCCTACTTTGGCAAGCATCCGTACGGTCACTTGTGCCGACAAACCAAACCGCTCTCGCACGTCCTGATAGACCAGCTTTTGCAGGTCGAACTTCTTGAACGTGCGCGTATCCCATGCCACCTGGCTGATGTAGTCACACGCGGCATTCGCTTGCTCCAACGTGCGCAACAAAGCCGCGTGCTGTTCAGGCGTGGGGTTCAGTTTAATTTGTGCGATAATCTTCATATATTGAATTATAGCATGGATATTCAATCATTACAAGCACGAAAGGAGGAGCGCGGTTTCCTCCACTGCCGTTCAAACGGCGTGGCTTCCACCGCGTGAATTTCTGTGAGCATCCCAGCCCATATTGAACAACGCGCTGAGCAGATCGTACAGGAACACGACCGGCAAATAAATGAGAGGAACGCGACAATGACCACACGCCAGAAAGGCCGCGCTGTGCCGCCAAAACGC